GCTGCCTTTTCGGGCGCGCTCAGAGGCGCCGGGCTTCCTCCACTATCTTTGGCTACCTTGATCAGCACGGCACCGTCTGAGCGCTCCTGTACGGCACAGCGGGTAATGATCCGGTTCGCTTCATTCACCGGGTCGTAAACGTATTGGAAGTTGGTATAAGTCAGCGTGTCTCCATACTGGAATTCGAGCATCTTGTTCTGATACCATCCCGGCGTACCCGGTGCCGCTGCGTCGGCGATCTCCTGCACTTCCTCCTTGAAGATGTCGAAAAGCGTCTCATGCACGTAGATGGCCACGGCAGTGATATAGGCCCACAGGCGCCAAATGGCCACCTTCGAGCCGCTGCTCAGATCGGTGAGCAGGTTGGTACTGGTTTCGGGGTCGGGAGTGAGATCCTGCAACTGGGTTCCGGTCTCCTTCTCTGTGATGATCGCGTCGTATATTTCCAGTATTGTCCGTGCCATTAGTAAGAGTTGAGTTCGCGGCCCTTGGCCGCGAAATAGTTCACAATCTTAGGGTTATCGATCGCATCTTCCTGGATGGGAAGCGATTCTCCTTCCAGTTCCACACTCCGCCCGAGAACGCATTCCCCGTCTTCATCCAGCCAGTCCTCCAGCATCTTGGTCATGCCTTGCGGATCTCCATAGTTACGGAGCACGATATCCCAAGCGGTTTGCCCTTCATACACGGTTTTCAATGCGCTCATAATTGTATGCTTAATTCGCCATCCGAAAAGGCGATGTTCCTGATCTTGATCCCGTCTCCCTCCAGCTGGAGCTGTATCATCCTCCGTACAGCTCCGTCAATATCTCCATTGAGATACCGCCGGATACCGCACCCTACTAATGGCCATTGCTTGTATTGCCCCTGGTCGGCTTCAACGATGTGAGCGGTGTGCTGAAAATCGCTGTAGGCAATGAAGAAGTCTCCATTGTACACAACCAGGTCGTTGTTGTCTTTAGGGTCCACGATGATATCTTTCCTGATCTCTGCCATTACTCAGTGGTTGTGGTGACTGAAAGATGCGCTTCCAATTTCGCTTCCCAGGTGGCCACGGTGGCCTGCAATGTGGCGATCGCAGTAAGCAGGGAGCTATACCCTGCCGCAAGCGGCGCAAGCACCCCAACAGACGCCGCGGCCTGGGTGGTTGCGAAGGTGCTCAGATCGCTGAGCAGGCTGCCCAGGTTATCGTTCAGCTCGGCCAGGTTATCGTTGAGGGTCTCACCAAGTACCGCCTTTTCCCCGTCATACCCACCAAGCGACACCTTCGGCGCATGCAGAAGCAATTCATCTACCTCAGCGCAAAGGGCCACGTAGGCATGATTGCGGCCAAGGAATGTAACCACCACATTGCTCCCCACTGCCGGTATCGGCACTACACCCTCATCAAGCCCGATATATGCCTGGAGTCGAACAGCAAAGATATCCGCTTGCCCGTTGAGAGGCCGCACATCGCAGGTGCGCTCTCCGGTATCGACCGAAAGTACTTCGCAAACCAGCGAGTATATCTCCTCCCTGGTCTGTGATATGCGCTGTATGCTATCCTTTATGTCGCTCATATCTTCGAGTCTAAATTGATCTCTTGCCTGTATCCGTTCATTCCGAACTCATACCGCACTTCCCTCACCAGGTATTCCCCATCGCGCTCCGGATATGCGTCGCTGCGAAGATCTACCACGTCGCCATGCCTCACCGTCGGCTTTCCGAAGGTGGTGAGGCTGCCCCGGTAGCCCTCGTACCGCAAACGGTCAATTTCTTCGTCTGCAATGGCCTTCAATTCTGCGAGGGTCTTGCCGTAGTAATACATTGTGCGCTGTTCTCCATCGCTGTCCCCGGCGTCGTATTCCACTTTTGAGTTATCCGATTTCATAGAGACCATCTTCAGCCTGATCTTGATGTCTTCCTTGCGGAAGTATTCAAGCTGATTGTCCACCACATTGCGCTCCATCCGTATCACATGGGTGCTCTGTAAAGATGGCACATAAGCGAACCCACAGTAGAGCTTCCCATCCCGAAACCACGACTTTAGAAAGTAGGTCTTTTTCAGATCCTCAAGCACCTGCACCGGCGTCGCCTGGCTGATCCGGTAAGGCCCGAGCTCCACGTCAAAAGCCTCGAAGTCTATGCCTTCGGGCAGTATATCGCTCAACAGCTCCTCGAGCTTCACCGCCTTGTACGACGACGTCACAGTGGTCTGCTTAAGCCTCCACATGGCATCCTGGCATTCGATGCGCACCGGGATCTCCGCGCTGATCTGGTGCACGTAGCCCTGGAAGATGCTCTCGTTCTCGTCGTCATACCCGATCTGCACGTTCACCTCGTCGCCACGCTGCAACAGCGGATTAGAGCCCGTGGCCACCGGCATGCCCTGCCAGTTGAGCTTTCGGGGAATGGTGATGGAGCACTTATCCGTGAATTCATCCCACGAGCTGGCCACCTCGAGGTTCACCACCCCGCGGAAGGTATAATCACCAATGCTGATATTGCTCGTGAGCCTGAACATTATTCGTCTTCTTCAATAAGTTCGACAGGCACATCCGAGATACATTGCAGCTCGAACGCCTGTATATTCTGAAATCCTTCGATCTGAAACATTCGCCACCCGGTCACGACCAGGTTGTAAATCTGAAAGAGCTGCAAAAAACCCGATACCACCACCAGGCTCTGCGGCAATACCAGCAAATCCCGAAGGGTCTGCACCTGGTCGGCGGGGTATGTGTAGGGGTCGGCATCTACCAGCAGGCCGCGGATCTGCACGGAGTAATCTCCATCGCTGATATATTCCTTGATGGTGCCATTACGACCCTGCACGGCGGTGGTGACGATATTGCGTTGTTGCTCCACCTCAAACATGACCGTCTGTATGTTGATCCCTTCGTCCTGCTCATCGGCCTTCAGAATGAGGTCGGCAAAGACCGGCGTGCCCAGGTAGCTGGTAACCTCCTGATCCAGGCCGCCCGTGTTGAGGCGCGTGGTTATGGTGACCTCACTCTCGGGATAATCACCCGCATTGGTCTCCAATGGCTTGCCCACCCCGGCAGCGTATACTTTCGGCTTCACGGCAGCAAGGCCGAAGGTATTGGCAAGTAATTGGAAGCTGCTGGCCATTATTGATAGTTTACGTCGTTCACTACGCTGAGCAGGATGCGCTTCATTTCGGCTTCCACCTGGCCCGTGCCCATGCCCAGGGTAGTGGTATTAATATTGATGCCACCGTCATTCAGCTTTTGAATATTGATGGTGATGTTCTTCACGCTTCGTTCTCCCCCTGCTACGCCTGCCACGGCCTTCGACACCCCTACGTCAGTGGTGGGTTTGCCCGGCGGCTTGCCGCCTCCCGGGATCGTCGGCCCTCCGGGCCCCGGTTTGGCGCCGTAAGGATCTGCGCCCATGTCCAAATCGGTTTTGGCTGTGGGAGCAGGAATACCCTTGAAGTTGAAAAACTTTCCAAACACAGCGTCAAGGGCTCCCAATACTGGCTTGAAAAAGTTGTTGTACAACCATTTCCAAGCCTGGTTAAATGCCTTTATAACGCCCTGCAAAAGGTCTCCAAGTTTCGATTTGAAGCCCGGGAATACACGGTCGATTAGATCGATCATCCACTTGAACGGATGGTGCTCCCAAAGCCATTGACCGACCCTGCCGAGCCATGCCCTTACCTCATCAAACTTGCCCGAAAAGGCAATGAGGGCCGTGATCGCCGCGCCAATCGCAATGACCAATATACCCAATGGGTTAAGGGAGGCCACCAGATTGAAAGCGGCCATAGCGATCTTGCTGATCCTGAGCGTCGTATTGAGCAAGATGAAGCTGGCCTTCACCTTGTCGATGATCATCTTCACGCGCATGATGGTACTGGCCACCAGCACGATGCCGCCCAGCCCCGCGGCCACTGTTCCGATCACTTTCAACCATGCAACCAGAGATTCGCGGTTGGCGCTCACCCATTTCACGGCATTGATCAACCAGCCGATCATTCTTTGTCCTCCTTCAATTAACCCTTGTATCTGTGGCCGGAGCTCCTCCCCGATGGTCATTTTCAAGCGCGTGACCAAGTCGCTGAAGTTCGATACCATCCCGGCTGTCGTGCCCATGATCTTTGTCATGGCGCCTTGCACCCCCTGAGCCTCCCCGAGGGAGAGGATGTAATCCTGGATACTTCCGGCGGTGAAGTCGACCTCCTGTGAGATCCCTTTGAAGGTGAATTTCACGCGATCTCCGTTCTTCTCTGCCCTGATCCCGAACTCCTTCAGGCGCTCGAACTCCCCGACTTGCGCGTCGATGATTGCCTCGCTGAGCATGGAGATATCTTTTCCAGTAGAGCTGGCCAGGTCGCCCAGCTTGGTCATTTCGGCCATGTTCGGGGTAAATCCCTGATTCGCAAGGCGCACCCATGCATCGGTGAGCTGGTCGATTTGAAAGGGTGTGCGCTCTGCAAACTTATTGAGGTCATTCATCACCCTCTTGGCCATGCTATCGCTGCCGAGGGTATTACCGATGACTGCCTCCATGCGCTCGAATTTGCCCATGGTATCGATCACGGCGCTGCCGAGGTTTCTGGCAATTGAAATAGCCAGCCCGCCCGCAATGATGTTACTCACGGACAACATTCGGTCGCCGAAAGCCTTCAGGCGTCCCACACCTCCCTTTATATTTCCGGCGAAGGTATTCAAACGCGAATTGGCCGAGGCAAGAGCCCCGGCCATATTGCGCACCGGGGTACTTACCCGGTCTTTCGCCTCGAAGGTATAAGAGTAGGTGCGGGCCATTCAGATCAGCCTTTTTTCGCAGCGGCGCGGGCCACTACGGGTTTCAGAATAGCGCGGGTGCGCGCCACCAGGTTGAATCCGTCGCTCAGCCAGCTGAGCCAGTCTTCGATGAGCCATTCGGCCTCCGTGTTGGAGAGCTGGAATTTCTCGGCGAAGGTCAGGATCAGCTCCTGCCGCTCGGCGTTGTTGGTGTCCTTGAATTGCGCGATGGCCAGCTTGAAGTTGAGACCCGGGAAGGTGCTCAGCGCGGCCAGCCCGATCACTTGCAGCTTTGCAAGAATCTCCACGTAGGTGATCTTGCCGTCCTGGTCGGCATCGAGCGACGTCAGCGCGGTGATGGTTTGCCCTACAAATCCGGCGATGATCTTCGCCTGGTCGATGCCCAGCTCGTCATTTTCGACAGCGGCGCGGGGTTCGGTCCTGGTAGTGGCGGGTAAGATTGTTTTAGTGGTAGCCATGATATTGAAATTAAGGTTGTTTTTTATCGCTCCCCCATATCAGCTTTTGAACCACTTTCAGGCAGAAGGCAATTTCATTGAAGCGGGTAGCCCATTCTTCTTCGCTGAGCGTTTCCGGCTCTACGTGGTGAAAGAACCGGATCAGCGCGTTCCCTTTGGCGATATCGTCCACGCCTTCTTTGTCGGAGATCGACGTGGACGTTAGAAGTTTTTTACCTCCGTGCTCCTTCGATCGATCATCGCTTCCAGGT